TAACGCAGAAACTGCTAAGCCTGCACCTGGTGATCTGGCCTTCTTTGATTTCGCAGAGGGTGGAAACCCTATTGACCACGTTGGAATTGTTGTCAGAGATAATGGTGACGGAACTGTTACTACTATCGAAGGCAATACATCAGGTGATAAAAAGAAATCTACCAGTGAACGTAACGGTGGAGAAGTAGTCCAGAAAGTTAGGGCTTATCGCACTGATAACAAAAAAGGACTGAAGCTATTTATTGCTGGCTTTGGTAGTCCAAAGTTCAAAGACTAGGAGAACAAATGAACAAAGAGAAGTTAATCGCTATCGCAGGAACTTACCTACGCGCAGGAATTGCATCAGTAATTGCGCTATGGCTTGCAGGCGTAACAGATCCAAAGGCTTTAGCAACCGCAGGTATCGCAGCTATTGCAGGTCCAGTGCTCAAGGCACTAGATCCAAAGGCTGTAGAATTTGGTCGCAAGGCCAAGTAAGAAGTAACTGCGAGGCGAAGAGGCTCACTCCCTACGGGGAGTGGGCTTCTTTTTTTATGCCATTTTATCGGCAGGACAGGGAATCGTAACTAGATTTCCACAACTAGCGCAGGTTCCATCAAGGAACCACCAGACTATCTCGGAATCCTCAAAGCTTGCCATAACCTGGAAGACCTGTGACCCACAGGTACATACGTGAATGGGTCCTAAACCTCGCAAATCGGCCCCAAAGGGCTTAGGAATGGCACTCCAGAGCTTAAACACGGACAGTCTGGGTAAGCGAAATTGCATATAATATGATAACGCTACCCTTGTGTCGTGTGACTAGCGACACGCCGTTGCTGGTAACCTTGGTTTATGACAACAATTGTGGGCATTGAAGGTATTGATTACGCATTACTGGTAGCTGACTCACAAATCACAGAAGATAATCTAGTAACTCTTGCTACATCTACTCCAAAGGTAGTTGAGGTGGGCAAGTATCTCATTGGTATATCAGGTGATACCAGACCAGGTGACATCCTTGCCTACAACTGGAAGCCACCACTATACAAAGGTGAAGAGCCAGCACAATTTATGGGCCGCAAAATTATCCCAAGCATTATCCAAGCATTTACCGACAACAACTACGACTACAACAAGGTGGACAAAGATGGTGGCTTCGATTATCTCATTGCTTTTAACGGCAATCTCTTTCGTATTGCTTGTGATCTCTCTTTTTTCCAAGCAAATCACGGAGCGTATGGCATTGGTAGTGGGGGTCAGCTTGCTCTTGGCTACCTGTATTCAACTATCAAACCTGATATGGACTTAGCCCACGCAAAGAGACACGCCCATAAAGCCGTTGAAATCGCTTCGGTTCTTGACGCTAATACTGGTAAGCCTTTACAGTTGGTAGTCCAGGAAAGGATGTAGCAATGGATCTCAATACATTTGATTATGTAGAACCAGAGTTCAAGAACGTTATAGCAACAGGTGAATACGCTGCACACTATTGGTTTGAGCAGGGTTGGAAGGCTTGTAGACTTGCTTTCTTACTGCACAAACAAGCAGAAGAAGCTGGAGCATTGAGAGTATGACAACATTTCTTATTGGTCTAATGGTTGGAATTATTATCGGCAGAGTCTTTGATTTATGGGCAGATTGGAAGTACAAGAAGTGACGGACCCAAAGGAACTATTACTTACTGCACTACGTGCAGGTGATGCTAAACGTTCACGTTCCACACAGGTACAGATTGGTCCATCAGAGTTAGGTGGTTGCCGTCGCAAGGTGTGGTACCGACTTAACGATCAACCTGAAACTAATGACAACGAATTAAAACTTGCTGCCATTATGGGTACTGCTATCCACGCAGAAATTGAAAGAGCATTAGCAGATAATCCAGATGTATTAGTTGAAGTTGAAGCTGAATACAATGGAATGAAAGCACACATTGACTGCTTTGTACCTGGTACTGGTGATGTCATTGACTGGAAGACAAGTAAGGTAAAGAACCTTTCATACTTCCCATCAACACAACAGCGTTGGCAGGTTCAGACCTATGGCTACCTACTGGCTAAGAATGGTCACAATGTAAAACGTGTCTCGCTTGTCGCCATTGCACGTGATGGTGATGAGCGAGATGTTAAAGTTCACACAGAAGACTACAACGAAGCAATGGCATTAGAAGCCTTAGTTTGGTTGGAAGGTGTGAAGGTATCTACCGAGGCACCAGAACCAGAGCGTGAAGAAAACTACTGCAAATTCTATTGCAAGTTCTATGACGCAAGTGGGCAGTTAGGATGCGTTGGTCTAAAAAAAGAACGTATCGCTAGTGAAGAGGTGTTAATCCAAGATAAGGATGCCTCAACTAATGCGATGATCTACTTACAATTAGATGAACAAATTAAAAACTTGACAAAGCAAAAGGATTCACTAAAGTCTTCCCTTGAAGGTATCGCTGGCGTTACCGATACTGGAATACAGGTGAGGTGGTCTAGCATAGCTGGACCAACATCAGTAGACAAAGATGAAGTACTTGCTAAACTAGGTTATGTACCTACCAAGCAAGGTGCAGATTCATTACGGTTAACAATCAAACAATCTGGAGGAAAGTAAATGGCTGCAAACGAAAACACAAAGTTCCAAGTAAACTTTAAGACAAGTAGTGGAACACTTATTAATCTTTATGCAACTGATATCAAAGAACTAGAGACAGGTCTTACGGATCTATCAATGGTATCCACTCTTATCAAGTCAACAGATGCAGAACTCAACGGTGGTAAAGCACCAGCACCTACTGCTGAGTCAGTAGCACAGTCATTCAATACAGCTCCTGTTGCTGCACCTGCTGTTGTTGAAGGACAAGCACCAAGCTGTAAGCACGGTGTGATGAGTTTCCGTACAGGTACTTCTGCTCGTGGCCCTTGGAAGGGCTGGATGTGTGCTGCTCCAAAGGGTGCAGTAGATAAGTGCGCAACTATCTGGGCTTAATGAATGCGGGAACCACACGAGTTTGAGGTTCCTTTATGTGCTCAGGTAGGTGGAGATCTTTTCTTTCCTGAAAGGGAGAACGAAGGCAAGCTTGCACGTCTGAGCATTGCATCAGCAAAATCAATCTGTCGTGGTTGTCAACACATCACTGAATGTGCTGAGTGGGGTATCCGTAAGGAACGTCACGGTATCTGGGGTGGACTCACTGATAGTGAGCGAAAGAAGATACGCAATCAACGACGAATAACATTGGAAGAGGGGAAGAGTGCTTAACCTATCCCGTGCTTGGGGCGGTGTGACTACCAAAGCCACACCACTTCCTGACGTGTGGAAAAATCTAGTTAAGCACTCTATCAAGTTCCGTCGCGGTCAAGTCTGTATGGTCGCTGCTGCACCTAATGCTGGTAAGTCAATGTTTGCATTGATATATGCAATCAAAGCGCAGGTTCCAACGTTATTCTTTTCTGCTGATACAGACACAGCAACAGTAATGATTCGTGCTGCTGCTCATCTTTCGGGTCACACACAAGTGACTGTCGAAGGTAACATCAATAAAAGTCAGCGCCACTATGATCCTTACCTGGCTAAAGCTTCTCACATTCAATGGGTCTTTGACTCCAGTCCGTCTCTTGATGATATTGAGATGGAGATTAAAGCTTATGTTGAACTCTACGGTGTGATGCCAGAGTTGATTATCATAGACAACCTAATGAATGTGGCAGCAGAGACAGATAATGAATGGGCTGGGCTTCGTGCAATTATGATGGAGTTGCACGATATGGCACGTAAGACTGAGGCTTGTGTGCTTGTACTCCATCACGTAAGCGAACAGAGCGAGTATGGTTCTCCTATGATGCCACCACCTAGACGTGCTATTCACGGAAAGGTGAGTCAATTACCAGCTCTAATCCTTACGCTTGGGTACGATCCTTCACAGGGTCTACTTCGGATAGCATCAGTCAAGAATCGCTTTGGTCCACATTACGCAGATGCTTCACAATGGGCATCTTTATTTGTAGACTTTGGTTCTTGTCAAATAGGCGATGATGATGCGCAAGGTAGGGCCTACCTGCGTGGCAACAACGAGGAGAGTACATATGGTGCTATCTAACTACGCTCTAACAATAGAAGAGGAAGCCGTTTGTGTTGAAGTTGGATATCAAAGACAGAAGCCATACTTTGCTGACCCAATGAAGAATGTCAATTACTCAGAGGGTGACCTATGGGAAATGTGGCAACACGTTGTGTGTGCAGGATCAGAACTTGCATTCGCACGTATGGTTGGTAAGTACGACTTCACTCCACACTACAATAAATGGAAGTCAGAATTAGATATTCCAGGGTTCGGAGAAATCCGTTACTCGTTTCCACCAGTGAGAGGAATGCGTTACTCATCTAGAGATAACGATAACCTTGTGTATGTGCTGATGTCTGATGGTCTATGCCATAAGACACGAAGGGTTGGACCTGATTGGAAAGGCCCTGAGTACAAAGCTATTGGTTGGAAACTTGGCTCCGAATGTAAACGTGATGAGTGGAGATACAATGATAGGACTTGGTATGTACCAGTTATATACCTTAACCCTATGGAAAGTTTGATATTTAATGGCGAATAAGAATGGACGCAAAGGTTCTCAGTTTGAAACAGATGTAATGAAATGGTTCCGCAAAGCTGGAGTCATTGCAGAACGTCTGACCAAAGCTGGGGCAAAAGATGAAGGTGATATGGTTGTTATCATATCTGGAGAAACCTACATCTTAGAACTCAAGAACAGGCAGACCCTTTCCCTGCCCGAGTTCTGGAGAGAAGCACAAGTTGAGGCGCTTAACTATGCACAGGCACGGGGGCTTGGGGAAGTTCCTATGTCTTACGTCGTAGTTAAGCGTCGCAACGCTTCAATAGATCAGGCTTGGGTAATCCAAGACTTAACTCAATTCCTAAAGGAGAAACAATAATGCCAGTACCAGGTGGAGAAATAACAACAACAGAGATACTAGTACCAGTAGACCCAAATTTAGACCTAAATGAAGCAATAGTAGAAGCCGATGCAGAAGAAGCGGTAGAAGAATATGATGTGTGAAAACTGCCTTAAAGGTGGAGAAGAGAACGGCCTTGCTCACTACAAGCGTTCAGCTCATTGGCACGATAAGTGTGATGATAAGGGGTGTGTATGTCAGCACAAGACTGGTCCAGGATACGTAAAGCGGGACGGTACAAAGGTTCCATTGATGCAACTTCAATCCCCATAGGGACTATTGTTTCCTATTACGGTGGAGAAGTAAGAGAAGGTAAGTCAGCAGCAGTTCGTTGCTGTATACATACAGACAGCAGACGTAGTGCTGTGATGAACACGTATGACAACCTTTACTTCTGCCACACCTGCGGTAAGGGTGGCAGTTCAGTAGATGTTGTTATGCACATAGAGAATTTGGAGTTTAAGGATGCCCTCAATCGCGCAATCGAAATCATTGACGGAAGCGGCCAAACATTACAGTCGAAACATAAGCGCGGAAGCTCTAAGTTATCTAGAAGAACGTGGAATATCTGATGTTATTGCCAGCCAGTACTTGTTGGGTACGGTTACAGATCCTATCAATGGTCACGAGATGCACCAAGGTTGGCTTTCTATTCCTTACATTACTGCTTCTGGTTCTTGCGTTGGGTATAAGTTCCGCAGACTAGATGATAGCAAACCAAAGTATGGATCTCCAACAGGACAGAAGGCACACCTATATAACGTAGGTGATATAACTATTGACTCCTCTTACATTGCAGTATGCGAGGGTGAATTAGATGCCGTGGTCCTGTCTGGGTTGATAGGTATCCCAGCAGTGGGTGTACCTGGCGTACAAGCTTGGAAGCCACACTTTCCAAAGCTCTTTACTGGTTACGATACTGTCTTTGTTATTGGTGATAATGATATTAAAGAAGATGGCACTAATCCTGGTGCTGAGTTTGCTAAGCGTGTCGCGCAAGAGGTTTCTAATAGCACAATAGTAACATTACCCCCATCAATGGACATCAATGACTTCTATCTAGCCAGAGGCTTAGATGCAACGAAGGCTTTGTTACTAGGTGAGAAGGATGAGTGATGCTGAATGGACTATAGTGGTACAGACTTTGCAGCATATGGGCTTTCAAGTCCTGAGCCTAGACAGGTCCAACGAGATACTGGTAGTAAGACCGCAACCAACCCGTTAGTAGATCACGCTGCTGTTACTGGCTATCGTGCATTGGGTGTATCAACTGAGGACTTAACATCCTTCATTGAATCATTTGCATCCCTTCGTGCTCAGCGTGTTAAGGGTGTAGGCCACAAGCAGTATTCCCACGCTAAGGGTCAGAAGTTTGAGTCCTTTACTACATCAGACACCATTAGAGAATTGATTGAAGAGCTGGCAGATGCCAGCAACTACATAGACTTCCTTGCTATCAAGTTACTGAACATCCAACACACTATAGATTTGGTGCTACCTGACTGTGAGTGAACTACATAAATCCATCTACGACATAGCACCTAGCGTTGCTAGTGCAATAGCCCGTCGCTTTCGTGGTTACGTAGAACGAGATGATGTATTACAAGAGTGCCTTGCTTGGGCATTAACACGTGGCAAACAGTTTGATGAGATGCTTAGTGAACCTAATCCAGTCCAACGTGTTATTAATGAGAAGCGTATAGCTTGGCAAATGAAGCGCACTGCTGAGCGTTATGCTCGTAAAGAGAAGGCTGCTAAGTCTGGCTATCGTACAGGTGATGAAGCCTTCTACGATACAGCTATGATTGCACAAGTATTGCCACACGTTATTGCATCTATCGTTGATGATACGGTACTAGAACAGGCTCAGAACCTTGTTAATGATGGTTCACCTAAGAAGCCTAGCGTTCCAGCAGAAGGTGGCAACCTGCTCGCTACCTTGATTGATGTCAAGCGTTCATACTTAAAGCTTGAAGTAGAAGACCAGACCATACTTCGTATGCGATACCACGAGGGACAAACCTTGCAACAAGTAGCAGGTGTCTTGGAGTGTGCAGTATCTACTGCAGATCGTAGATGCACCAGCGCATTGCGCAAGGTGCAGAATGGCCTAGGCGGTGACAACCCTTGGCAATGAAAGAATTAGATTTGTTCTTGTTCCTAATGGATACAAAGTACCCAGACTTACAGAAGTCAGAAGGTATCTACGACTCCTTTGACTGCATTAGTCGTGACTCTAGCGCATACATAGAGTTGAAGTGTCGCAATACCCACTATCCCACGCTACTCATTGAAGAGTTTAAGTATCGAAAGCTCATTACCCAGGCGGCAGAGAGAGATCTCAACCCCTTCTATATCAACTCGACTCCAGAAGGGGTCTTTTCTTTTGACCTAATGGATGTAGCAGAACCAGAGTGGCTAAACCATTGGATGCCAGCGACTACAGAGTTCTCTCGTTCCAACAAAGTAAGTAAGTTAGTAGGTTACTTACCGATAGAAGAGGCAGTAAAGCTGTGATCTATGACTACAAGTGTGGTAAGTGCAACGCAACCATATCGGTTGAGCGTTCTATCCACCAGGAGGCATCTACTCCTATGTGCTTTGATTGCCACCAGACTATGGACAGAGTATGGGATACACCTGCCATTACCTTCAAGGGTAAAGGCTTCTATAGTACTGGTGGATAAACAAAGAACCCCACTACGGAAGGGTGTAGTGAGGTTCTTCGGGCCACAAGAAGTAAGCGCGACTAAACTATAGCATAGATTCTAAACATTCAAGACACTTACCCTGTCCTTCTGCTACTAGATCGTTGCCGCATTCATCGCAAATCTCCATCAGTACCATCCGCGTCTGTTGCTATGCCTAAGAGCGCGACACGCACTCTTTCCGTAGCGATGATCAATGTATCGTAAGCCGTGAAGGATTTGTAGTTCAGGTTCTCTACTATATTCTCCAAGGAGTTGAGCAATTCCGTAAGCTGTTGATCGTTTGTTGTCTGCAAGGTGGTCAAACCTGCTCTCACGGGTCCATAAGGCGATAAGGCACGTTGTCTCTGCTTTCGTATAACCGAGAGCTTTACTAAACTTGTAGGTTGTTCGTTTGTTATCACGCTTCTCCTCCATTGTTGCCTTGGTTTGTGCTGGTTTCGGTAAAGGTAATTCCCCTAGCCTTTGCACGTGCGACGATACGAGGAGCAATAGTAGTACCGTTAAGATCAATCCACGCTTTGCCTTCTTGTTCATCACTCACCTTCTCCTTCTCCAATAATTCCTTATAGGTATCTGGATAGGCCTGTGCTAATTTCACCAAGGCACGATCCCTTGCTCTTCGATAGTTGCGATAATAGACGGCCTGTTTTGCCGCACTCGCCAGTCGCTTCTCACTCTCCATTAATCTTATTCTCCCATACAATTAGGACGTATGCCAGTAGCATTACGCCTAGGATACCCAAGAAATAGCTCATTGATTCACCGCCAATACCGCATAGATAAGCTTGGTAATGTCAATAGGTTGGCCTACAAGGTGAGCGTCTTCGTCGTCACTCTCCCAACCCGATACAAGGATCCTGCAATTGACAGGGCTATTGCGTAGGTAGCGGATAGCTTCGTGCGTATCGTTGCCACCCCAGATCGCCTCACCCTTCTCATCTACCACTTCATATAGATTCACAAGCGTGGATACACGTGGGTGGAATGTAACTATCGTGTCATCTGGATCACCCAAAAATGGTTCTCCCTTGCTATCAAAGCGTAAGACTCTACTCATTCTCCCCCTGCCCTTCTGAATATACATCTACCATAGACAATGCGTAGGTCATTCTCATTAGATTCATACCCGCCTCCTTCTCCGTCTCCTCTTCTTGTATCTGGATCAATGCAAGGTCACGGCACAATTCTGCCTTAGCTTGCCAGTATTCTTTATTCATTACTCTCCCCTTCCTTCTCTTCTAAGGTATCAAACTCTTCGGTTATCTCTTCTTCGTCGTCTTCGTAGAAGACGGGATCGTTAAGCTCTGGCTCGTATCCCATTACTCACCCGCCTCTTCTTGGATCTCTTTTACCACGTCACTCACGCTCTTATCTGGCGTGTCCGAAGATAGCGTTATCTTAGATAACGCCTCACCTAACGCCGTGCGCCAATTGCTACCCTCACCCGAAGCTAAGGGAGTAGGTTCGCCACCACTAAAATCAAATAGCTCTACCTTATTCCACTTAGATCCCGCTTGGATTACTAGCGTTACCACGTGTGTTACTGATCTCTCTTCACTCATAGTATTACCTTTCCATTGTGTGTGTTATGCAGATCCAGAATGCCCTGCAATTCTTCGGTTAGTCTCTGCTCATTCTCTTCCCATTGACTATCGCCATTGTAGGCATATTCCCATTCGTGTATGGCGTGATCATAGATAGTACCTTCGGGGAATGCACTCTCTTCTAGCTCTGCATTAATACTCCACCCGCCCTTCTCATTCCAGCTAACTACATAGTGATGCTCTTTCATTACTTCTCCTCCTTCGGACAGTCGCTATATGGATTTTCATTACCTTCATTATCTTCACACCAACACCAATCAAAATTCTCCACTTGGGTAGCGTGTGTCAATTGTGCTATCTCACTCCAGCTCATTGATTCTTGATTCATTACTCCCCCTCCCCTTCTATTACCGATACGTGTACGGGCGGGAATTCTCCAAACCCGCCTAGCTCTATCTCCTCATCGTCTAGCAATAAGGTAACGGTTATGTCGTTGATAATCGTCTCGTCTATCTTCCCGATCTCGTCTTCTATGTTATTCATACCGTTGATAGTCGCTTGCTCGTACGCCTCATCACTTAAATTCTGAAAGTGATCGTCACCTTCTAGACATACGTTGGTAGTGATCGTTAAGTAATCGGTTACGAAGGTAACACGGTAGTCGTAGCTCATTATGCTACCTCCCCATAACCTACGATCACCCAAGCACTATTTAGAATTGCATTCTGCCATTCTCCACAATGCTCACAAGAATAATCTGCATTGATAGAAGATAGTACTAACCCGCGTAAGCCACAATATCTACACTTGTCCATTACTCTCCCTCCCCTTCTCCTGAATACTTAACAATAGTCTTTAGCGTGGTGTGGATATGACAATCACAATCGCCTCCCATATTGTCATCGAATTCTAAGTGAGAATAATTATCCTCATATATCTCATTGATAAGCTCATTAATAGTCTCCATTACGCCACCGCCTCTTGCATAGTAAAACTCCAATTACCGCTCATAACGTCTAGGTCATAATCTAATGAGCGTGTAGCGTTATCATACTTATCTGCCCATTCTGGCCAGTCAATTCCCTTATCATCACTACCATAGAATGCTAATTCATAACCGCATTCGCTATCGTAAGTAAGAGTGGCGCGATAGATCTCACCCTCTACTTCTATCTGTAGATCCTTCACGTAGCTCTGGATCTCCTTGCTCTTGCATAGTACGTTCATTACTTACCCCTTCCAAGGTATTTATTAGGGCGATTCACCCTCCCTCCCCCTCCACTTCTGCCCGTGGAGGAGGAGAGATAGCTAACCGCTATTGCCTTACCTTACCCTATAAGTACTCGAATAGATCGCCGTCTCCGATTATGTCCTCTATGTCCGATAGATCATAAGGATCATCACCGTAGATTAGATCATTCAATTGTGTAACGATCTCCTCCTTCGTATCTCCTATCACTCTCCCCCCTCCTCTCTAGGTTCACAGTCGTGGCCGTAGTACCACTCTCCCGCTTGCTCTTCGTCTAATAAATCGAAGATCCGTGAGCATTCAATACACTTAGCCTTAGTCTGTATCTTCACTCTTCTGCCCCTTCTAGTACTTCGATCCTGTCAATTATGAGATCCAATAGAATGCAATAATCGGCGGGGTTATCGAAGATAGGGTTAGCCCTCACCCTCCAATACTCCTCGCGTAATACTTCCAATTCTCTACTCATTCTCCTCACCCTTCTCTTCGTAAGATCCGACGGGGATAATCTGCAAGATCCCTGCCTCCTGTAAAGCTTTCAATAGATCCTGGTTACTCACTCTTGATCCTCCTTGCAATTGTGAGGAGGATCCCACGCTCTAGCCGTGTAATTATCTCCACACCAAGGACACATAACACTATTCACGCGCTCACCCGCTCCTTCTGCCCTAATTGGATCCCCGCTAAGGCGTAGGCCTTCACGATAGCCTTCACCCGTGGCGCGGTTAGATCCGCGCTTACTAACTCTTCTCCCGTTGAAAGATCAACGAGGCTCACCCGCTCCTTCTGATACTTCATAAGATAACCCCTTCCAAGGTTTCGATTCTGCCCCTAGTGGCAGACCGCCCCGCACGGCTCACGCCGTGCAGGGTAGTCCGTCTCTACAGATTACAGTCTGCCATTGATCCGATACAGATCCCCGTCTCATTGATCCAGACGTTACCCGTGATCCAGAAGGCCACGGCGATCAAGAGGCCGACGGTTACGCCTAGCACGAAGGCCCCGCGCTTGGTTAGATTCTCCACGATTAGGCCTCCAATCCGTCTAACATCATCGAAGCGTAACGCCAGACAGGGGAGCCTTCTGGCACTTCACGCCGTGCGCCGTCGTACCAATCTTGGTACACGTAATCAATACGGCGGATCCCGTCGCTATCGTGTTGCACTTCGATCCAATCGGCAGGGCCTCCCCCGCTCCACGTGAAGCGGGTCACCTTGTAAGTCTCCACGCCATAGGCGAATTCATAGATCTCACTATTGGCTTGATCCCGTAGATCTTCGTCGCCTTCGTAATCGTCGGCGATAGTGAAGAGATCATTTAAATCATTCTCACGATCTTTCAATTCGCTTTCAATTCGGCCTTCACAATTTTTGGCCTTGATCTCTTCTAGTAGTGCGCCTAGTTCATCAATCGTAGTCATTACATAACCTCCAAGATTTCAATTGGGAATAGTTCATTCTTTATTCTTACAATTTCAAGATCATCGAATAGATAGCCTTCTAATTCGGGATCTGTTTCGCAATCAATAGCGCAACCTTCGGCGAATAGATCCGCATCATCATCAATAAACTGTTGTGCCAGATCTACGGAATTAAAGATCTGATTCGTGTAAGTAAATTGCACTTCTTTTGTGTCGTGATACATAACGCCACGTACGCGGTAAATCGGTAGCGATCCGCCTAATTCTTGGATCGTTGATTCAATCGCGCCGATAGCCCATTCAATAGCATCGGTATCGTTGCCATTGATTAAAAGATCTCGCGCACTAATTAAGCGGTTGCAGATCTCTTCATCACGTACTAAGACGTTAAGAAGATTCTTAACGTGATTACTATTAGTTTCCATCAGATAGATTCTCTCTTTCGATAAAGTGAGGAGGCAGATCCTCTTCACGGGATAACTATACCGTGCCTTACCGTATAGGGAAGGGATGCAAGGGGCCAGATTCGGCTCACGTGTCCCAAGCTCTAAGAGGCTAGGCGGGGCCAGATCCAAGGCCCGAAGGGGTAAAGCGGGGCCAGATTCGAAGGGGCCGAAGGCCCGAAGGATCCAAGGTAAGCAAGGAGGCCGAAGGGTTGGGGCCGTAATCTCTGGCCCGTAGATCTCTGGCCCGTGGATCAATAGAGCCGTGAAGGGTTAGGCCGTGAGCCGTAAGGCGTGAGGCCTTGGGGTAATCGCTAGGCCTTGGGGTTATTCGTTAGGCGGGTTTATTAATATGGCTTAGGTAATTGATACAGGGATCCCCGTGCCGATAGGGGAGCCTACCCCGCGGGAATCCCTAACGGTACGGTACGGGGCAGAATGGAGGCCGTCGGTTACGGTATCGACCACGGTTACGGCGAGCAGACCCCTAGGTGTTAAGTTTAGTCCGTGTGTATAGTATGTACCCACTACAGATATATTTCCTAAAGTGAACCAGATCACTTATTAATGTCCTATTTTGTACCGTATTTGTAGTGACGTTAGTCACATTATATAAATACTTTATACCATAGGCAGGAAATGAGCTTTTTTTCCTGCCTTATATACAGTAGGGGCGGAAAATGTGATAGCCCCGTACAGCCTCGCTACGTTGGCACTACGCGAGTCCCTAGGACGAGTACCAACTTACCCCTCGCTTCGCTGTGGCTCACTCGGGAGTTTAGCCTACCGTGTCGTGCAAAGCACGACTTTTAGTTGGGTGTAGTCTACCTATAACCCAATGAGATATCGGAGATCCAATGGCTGAGAACTCAGCAGATATAGCTAAGCGTATTATACTTAGCGCAGTAGCTGAAGGTATGACCATTGAGCAAGCCTGCCTATCGGCTGGTAAATCCTATAAGACCTATGAGTACTATCGTCGCACAGACAAGATCTTTACCGACAAAGTTGATAGAACCCGCCTTGGACTAAAGGACAAATCCTTTGCTACCTCCGATGTCCACGACATCACATTCGCAGAATTTCGCCAACGCTTTCTCAACTCTAGGACCTTCCCTCATCAGCAGAACCTAGTAGATATGATTGAGGGCATTGAGCCTTCCTGGATGCACCCTTCGATGAAATACGAACAGGGCCTAGCCAATAACCGTATCCTTATCAACATCCCGCCAAACCACGCTAAGTCCATCACAATCACGGTGGACTACGTAACCTGGCAGGTAGCTCGTAATCCTAACTTTAGAGTGCTCATAGTCTCCCAGACTCAGCAACTCGCAGCCGACTTTCTCTACGCCATCAAGCAGCGTTTGACTCACCCTATGTATGAGAACCTTCAAAATGCTTATGCTGCTGGCGTAGGGTTTAACTCCAAGTCTGCCTCGTGGCAGGCTACCCGTATTACCTTTGGCGATGAGCTTCGTGAATCTAGCGAAAAAGATCCTAACATCGAGGCCGTGGGAATCGGGGGTCAAATCTACGGCAAACGTGCCGATATGATTATCGTAGACGATGCGGTAACTCTCAAGAACGCCAATGAGTTTGAACGCCAGATTAAGTGGCTGACACAAGACGTACGTTCTCGTCTTAACCCTACTGGCAAGTTGATTATCATTGGTACCCGCGTTGCTGCAGTTGACCTATATCGTGAACTGCGTAACCCAGATAGATACCCTGGTGGTCTAGTCCCTTGGAAGTACCTGGCTATGCCAGCCTTACTTGAAACAGATGAAGACCCTGACAAATGGGTTACCTTATGGCCTGCATCAGATGCCGCCTTTGATGGACAGCTAGAATCAGATTTGAACGAGGACGGACTATACCCACGTTGGAATGGTCGTAACCTCTATAACGAACGTCAAGCAATGGATGCATCCACTTGGGCATTGGTTTACCAACAACAAGATATCTCAGATGATGCCATCTTTGACCCAGCCTGTGTAAGAGGTTCTATTGATGGTATGCGCAAGGCAGGTCGCTTGGTTCCTGGTCATCCAGGTCATCCACGTGATGTCAACGGCTTTTCTTTTATTTGTGGTCTTGATCCCGCTATGGTTGGTGATACAGCCGCCATTTGTTACGCTATTGATAGGGTTACACATAAACGCTGGATTGTTGATGCTATCAAGATTACTAGGCCAACGCCTGCTGCAATCCGTCAACTAATCTTTGACTGGACTTCCCTCTATAGTCCTAGTGAATGGATTGTGGAGAAGAACGCATTTCAATCTTTCTTAACTCAGGATGAAGGTATCCGTGCAAACTTGGCCTCTAGAGGAGTGCTACTGCGGGAACACCATACTGGCAATAACAAATGGGACTCAGGATTTGGCGTTGCATCAATGTCAACTTTGTTCGGCACCAAGCAACACGACGGAAAGCACCACCGCGATAACCTTATTCACTTACCTTCAGATCAAACTGAAAACGTTAAGGCGCTCATCGAGCAATTGATTACGTGGTCCCCAACGACCAAGGGTAAGACCGATATGGTAATGGCTCTGTGGTTCTGTGAGATTAGAGCACGTGAGATGCTTAACCAAGGTATCCACGCAACACATCATATGAAAAACCCTTTCCTGTCTCGTTATGAACAGGGTAAGCGAATGGTCGTCAATATAGATGAACTACTCGCAGAAAAAGATCGTACATTTATCTAAGGAGAAATCTTGTTATCAACTAAAGAGGTTGCAGCGAAAGTAGCACGGCTACAAACACGCTACGCAGCACGTGACCAGAGAATGCGTGACGTGCTCTCTGTGCGTCAAGGTGATATCTCCAAGGTATACCCTGCAATGTTTTCTGAAGAATACCCAAAACCTTTAGTTGCAAACTTCGTAGATGTCGCAGCACGTGACTTAGCAGAGGTAATGTCTCCTCTACCATCGTTTAACTGCGCTGCTACCAATATGGTTTCAGACTCAGCACGTAAAGCTGCAGATACACGTACTCGTATCGCTAACTACTTTGTCTCTTCCTCTGACTTACAGATTCAAATGTACACAGGTGCTGACTGGTTTAACACCTACGGTATGCTTCCAGCAATTGTTGAGATGGACTATGAAACCAATAATCCGAGAATACGTCTGCTTAATCCTTTTGGTACTTATCCTGAAATTGATAGATTTGGCCGTACCCTCTCAATCTCGCAGATAATTGCAACAGATGCTGAATCACTTGCAATGCAGTACCCAGAGTTCTATGACCAGATTATGCCACGTAACGTCTATGCACCTGGCTCACCTTATGTATCTTTAGTTCGCTACCACGACAAAGATCAGGACTTAATCTTTATCCCAGAGCGCAAGAACCTAGTTCTATCTAATACACCTAACCCAGTAGGCAAGTGCCTAGCAGGTGTAGCTATGCGCTCATCTATTGATGGCGAAGCTCGTGGACAGTTTGATGATGTTCTATCAGTTCAACTTGCCCGTGCTCGCTTTGCAGTATTGCAAATCCAAGCAGCAGAAAAATCTATCCAAGCACCTATTGCTATTCCACAAGACGTGCAAGAACTTGCATTGGGTCCTGATGCGATTATGCGTTCTGCTAATCCACAAGGTATTCGTCGTGTTCCACTAGAACTTCCTAATGGTGTATTCACCGAATCAGGTGTTCTAGAACGCGAACTACGTACAGGTGCTCGTTATCCTGAGACTCGTTCAGGAAACATTGATGCATCTATCGTTACAGGCCGTGGTGTACAGGCACTACAAGCTGGTTTTGATACACAAATTAAAGCAGCACAAGCACAATTTGCTCGTTTGTTTATGGATCTTGTATCTATGTGTTTTGAAGTAGATGAAAAAATCTTTGGTAATATGACTAAAGAAATCAAGGGCGTTGACGACGGTACTCCATTTAATATGAAGTACATCCCATCACGACAAATTGCAGGTAACTACGGCGTAGATGTCCGTTACGGCATTATGTCTGGTATGGACCCAAACCGCGCCATCATTGCATTACTACAAATGCGTAGCGACAAGCTCGTATCTCGTGACTATGTACGTCGCGAGATTCCAATGGAGCTCAATGTTACGCAGGAGGAACAACGTGTTGACATTGAAGAGATGCGCGATTCTTTGCGTGTTGCTGTTGCTCAGTACGCTCAGGCAATACCAGCCCTTGCAGCGCAAGGCCAAGACCCTAGCCAAATCATTTCCCGTATTGCAGAAGTTATCCAAGGCCGCCAAAAGGGTCTTCAGTTAGAAACAGTTATTGAAAAAGCATTTGCACCTAAAGAACAACCAGCAGCTCCAGATATGGCAATGATGCCAGGAGCACCAGGAACTCCAGCAGCAGGTGCGGCCCCCGTACCTGCCTCGCAGCCAACTCCAGAACAAGGCGGAGCGGCCCCTGCTGCTGGTCCAGAACAACGTCCAGATATAGCAACCCTGCTAGCTTCTATAAGCGGCGCAGCATAACTGAGGGAGGTGTAAAATGAACAAAGGATCACGTGCAGCAGCACCAATGTCAAAGCCAGTTGAAGGCAAGAAAGATACCTCTAAGCCAGCAGGCGGCCAGGTATACTTCGGAACAACTCCAGCAGGTCGCAAAGGCTCAGCAGTAAAGAAGGGCTAAGTAAATTTCAATTAACGGAGGTACTGGGCGTGGATAATAATAACAAAGTTCCACGCTCAGTACACTTCGCAGATTTTTTAGTTATATTCGCAGGTTTATTGCATAACATTCTTAGCGCAATCCAAGCATTCACAGAAGAGTTAATGGAAGTAGCTGTTTACAACGCTAACCGAAACTCAGAAGTAAGCAAAGTGTGGGAACAATTTTCAAACGATTTAGAAAAGATAGAGGAGGATACCGATGGTAGATAGCCCATTACAAATTGGCGGTCCTGGAAAATTCTCCGTACGTGAAGATTTGCCACCGTCACAGAATTACGGTGACCGTAAGGCAATGGCTGAAGATATCGCAGGTGCTTCCACTTCTCCTAAGCCATCTGTAAAACCAACACCTGTTGCAGAAGTTGCTGGTGCTGTAAAGCAAGATCCTCTAGTAGGAATGTTTGCACCAACTCAACGAAAAGATGAAGATATTATGACCATCGCTGGTCCACCAAAACCAGCAGAAGGTAAGTTGTCAGATACCCTTGCAACCTTACTGCCATATGATACAACTGGAGAAATTACTGTTCTCTACCAGATGGCTTTATCTAGAGGTCAGTAGTGGGTTCAACTTCCAACAACATTAAAGCTATCGCTTCTCAAGCTGGCTTAACCGCAGCGCAACAAGAACAGATCAATGGCTACATCAAGGCTGTAGACTCGCACCAGAAGTTAACATCTCTTCCATCTGACGTTGCAAAACTAGAGTATTCAAAGCTAACTCCAGAGCAACAGAAGTCTTTGAAGGATAACTTTGGTAACGTTGAGCAAAAGCGTGGATGGCTAGGAACAGCACTTCACTACACAGTAGAGCCAGCATTTAATATCATTGCCGCTCCTGTTAAATTAGCCTTCAAAGGTGTTCAAGAACTTTCGGATTTAACTACACGTGCCTACCGAACAGCAGCAATTGCTGTTGACCAAAAGGTTGATATCGGTAAAGCGTGGACAACAGCCAATGATAAGGGCGATAAAGTCTTTAGTCCATCACGTATGGCAGAGGCAACACGTATCTTTGGTTCACAGTATATGTCTGTAGCACAAAAGGTTGCAGAAGGTATGACTCTAGACCAAATTGTTGCAACTGGAACTGAAGAAGAAAAACAGATTGCTGCTAAAGCTGCACAAAAGAAAGATCCACTCTTTCAAGATGCACTAGATGCAGCTAACGCTGCTAAGTATTCTCCAGGTAGATTTATTGCCAACGCCATCCTTCCGCAAAAGTGGGAAGGATCAGGTGCTGCATACAAGGCTATCTCTGGTCTTGGTGATGCAGCATTTCGTGTATTTCTAGACCCAACATTAGCACTTGGTAAAGCCAAAAAAGCATATGATGTTGGAAAGTACGCGCTAGATAACATCGTTGGTGATGCTGGAAATGTTCAAAAAGCATTTCAAGTTGGAAGCGTACAAAGATTTGACCAAGCTTATGTTGGAGCATTGAAGAATTACTCAATTGCTCGCAAAGCGGTTAAAGAAGGTGGCGTAGACCCAAAGGATTTAGTGCAAGCAGGCATTGAACTCAAGCGTATTGCTCCTGAGTTTGGCGATGATGTAATTGAGGCTATGCTTAAAGAAGGCGTAGTTGAAGCTGGCACTATGAAGGGCTTTCTTGCTGGCAGTGAAGAAGCATTACGTACGCTTAAAGGTCAAGCAGGCCGTCAAGTTCAATTGCTTCCACGTATGGACCTTGCACGTCAGACTCGTATTGCAGCAGTTACTACTGGCAATAAACTTTTACGCTTTGACCAAGCAGGCAAGCGTGTTAGTCGTGAAGTCTTTACTGACCAGACAACTATTGGTGGCATTGAAGCACAACTGGTTAGCAAAGCAAAGTTTATTGATACACGCACAGGCGAAGCAGCAACTGCTAACACTCCAAAAGAGTTCTTAAAGCAAACTGAAAAGAATCTCATTAGCGAGATTGAACGTAAGACTGCCAAGATTCGTGCAGATGGTGCATTCCGTATGCCATTGGATTACGTCCAAGATCGCATTGACCGCTTTGCATCTAAGTTTACAAAAGTTCCGTTTTTCCGTGATAATTTCTTTGACCCTAACGCAGTAGATTCTGCTGAGAAGGTCTATCAGTTAGCACGTCTTGCTAATACTCGTTACAACTCACGTCTATTTGCAGAGGCATTTAAGGCTGGAGATGAAGCACAGAAGCGTCAGATTATGATGGGTGTCTTCAATACAGTAGCTGAGATTCGTGGGTTAAACAAAGTCCCTGGTGGCAAAAACATTCTTGACGATTTGGCTAACTCTTCTCGTGAGCAATTGTTTGCTCCACGTATTTTAGTACGTGATGCTAAGGGTAAGCCAGTACTTAATGATGATGGAACCTACCGTTATTTTGAGCCATCTAATTTTAATGACCAGCAATTTGCTATCTTTGATTTTCAACTAGCGTCAGGTATGACCGTTCCTAAGATTACAGATCTTGACGGAGTTGTTGACCGCTATCAAATAGCAAGCAAAATAATGATTGCATCTCATTCTAAATGGGCTGAAAACATTACGTCTGCTTGGTCATTCTTAACTCTTGCTGGTCCTCGCTTTGCTGTGCGTAACTCTATTGAAGATTTAATGGTTCACCTTGCGGTGGGCGATGGTGCTTGGGGTCTTGTCGCAAGCAAGCGTCTATCAACCAAGTTACGTACTGCTCAAGGTGGCGAAACTCTAGGTGTTATCAATAAACTTATTAAGCGTTCAGACCGTAAACTATATGCAGCTAAACTTGCAGAAGCAAAAACTGTACAAGATGCTCGCAAGGTTATGGCAGATGCTATTATGGCTGATAAGTACCTTGGTAAACTTGACCCACAAGCACGTGAGATCATTGCTGAGATGGCAGAGTTTGGAACTATTGACGAACTACTTGCAGGTGTTGCCGAAGGTGGTAAGAAGGGCATCACTGGTGCTGACCACTGGACAGATGCTCTTCGTACTGTAGATAAGTACGGCACATCTCGTGAATATAAGATTGATGGTGTTACATACGCTAAGGATAGCGGTGGAAACTACCGTGAGTATTCTCCAATTACAGCAGAAGGTAAGATCGCTTGGGTAACAAGCATTGCTGCTATTGGAAATGACCCACTTGGCTCTATTGCTCTTCGCTATATGTCAGATAGTCCAGAGTCTAAAGAGTTTGCTATACGACAGATTATTAAGTTTATTGATTCTCCAGAATATGCAGCACAAAAGGCTCGCTACCAATTATATCGTCCAGGTAATAATGCTGACGTAAAGGTACACGCTGAGAATGTCTATGCAGCAACCCGTAACCTATTTGTAAATAGCCAGAATAAGGTAAATCAGAAGCTATTGAATCAAGTTACAATTCGTACGCCTGAAGGTGGAATTAAGATTAATACCCGCGACTTAGGTATTGATGATTTGCCAAAGCTGGCAGAAGATGCACCACAGTTTATCTCTGGTCCAAGCATTATGCCTATCGCAGATGGTAACCCTGCTGGAAAGATTGTAGGAAAGCACTGGGATTGGGTTGGCGAAATGAATGCTCGCTGGTCACGTGAGCCAATGGTTCTCTCTGCTGCTGTTGATATGCGTAAGCGTTGGAAATCAGGCGGCTTAGAAGAGCGTTATATGAAGATACTTACAGATCCTATTCGCAATAACGCTAAGTTAAACGATGCCGAGAAGGCTATCTTGATTAAAGATGCTGAACTCAAGGGCAAAGCCAAGATTATTGAGATAACTCAGGACCTTGCTAAAGAGCGAGTGCTTGCTTATGTGGATAATCCAGAGGTTCGTACACAGTTAGCATTTACAATGCGTAACTTTGCTCGCTACTATCGTGCAACAGAAGACTTTTATCGCCGTGCATTGCGTGGTGTTCGTTACAATCCAGAGTCAATTGCACGTTTATCACTGACTTATGAAGGCGTATCACACTCTGGCTTCATCCAAAAGGATGACCAAGGTGAGGCTTACTTTATCTATCCAGGAATGCAGGCAGTTTATGCAGCAATGTCTAAGCTAGTTCCAGCATTTGGCATTAAAGGTGCGTTCGTTGTTCCAATGCCAGTGGAGTTTGGCGCAAAACTTAATATGATTACACCGTCTATGAACCCAGACTCTTTGTTTCCAACATTTTCTGGTCCATTGGCAGCATTGCCAGTCAAGATGATGTATGAGTTGGTTCCTTCGCTCAAAGAGTCAGAGAAGTACCTATTTGGTACCTATGGTGAAGACCAACCAATCATTAACGCTATCTTGCCAGCCCACATTAACCGTGCATTGGCAGCATTAAACAAGGATGAGCGTGATTCACAGTACGCATCAGCTTTCCGCAAGGCAGTTACCTATTTAGAAGCTACCGACCACGGATTAAAGATTACAAAGAATGCACAAGGTATTGATGTGCCACCGTCTCCTGGAGATCTAGAGGCATATCAAGACAAACTAAAGGCAACAACCCAAACAATCTTGGGTATGCGCTTCTTTACTGCGCTAGTCCTTCCAGCATCACCTTCAGTTCAGCTCAAATCTGAGATGGCTGGGTGGGTTCGTGACAACGAACGTACAAGCTTTAAGCAGGTATTCTCTAACCTAGTTACTGAGTACAACGGTGACTATACACGCGCTACTGAGGAATGGATTAAGCTCTTTCCTAAGCAAATGCCATACACAGTATCTGAGTCCAAGAAGAACACGGTTGCTGTTATCAAGTATGGCGAAGCAGCAGGTAACTGGGTAGATAACAACACAGAACTACTCAAGAAGTACCCAGAAGCAGCAGCGTTTTTAATTCCAAATATCGGTAAGTTCAGCTATGACTCTTACAAGACTATGATGAACGAAGGCTTCCTTAATAAAAAGCAGGTTGGTGATTTCCTTCGTGAGACACAGATTGCTACAGATAAGCAGTACTACTTCCAGCAACGCAAAGACTATCTAGAGTTACTTGCTAGTACTGCATCAGTAGATCAAAAGCGTATGATTAATGATAAGTGGGATAACTGGTCTGGTCAGTTTATGTCTGTTCGACCACAGTTGCAAACAGAGTTTGCATCAGGTGGAGCATCAGATGTTCGCCGCGAGATAGCAATAAACGATCTTCGCAATATGCTTACTAATGAGAAGAACCTTCCAAAGACAAATACAGTATCTGTTCTTCGTCAGATGCTCCAAGCATATGACGGTTTCAGCGCACAGTTCTCATCCATTACAGATAGAACTGATGCAGCACAAGATCGTAAAAATGCTCTTCAAGCAGGTGCTAAGGCTCAGTTACAAGAACTAGCTAACAGCAATCCAAATACTAAATCAGCTTATGATGTGCTCTTTGCATCATTGATCGGAGACTAAAGTGCCAGTAGGTAAAAGCAGTGGAGTGAGTAAGGTTGTTCCACAACAACCTGTTGCTGGAACGGCAGATGCCACTTCATCTGGCGGTTTTTTGTCTGGCGGTATTGCAGATATCTCATACATCACTTCGAGTATTCCTACTGCAGCTAATCCAAATAACGTTGAAAAGGCTACTCAAAAAGAACTTATCCGTAAGTTTTTAGAAAAGAGTCCACAGGAACTTATTGGTATTGGTAATCAACTCAAGGGAGCTGGTTATCCAGTTGGTGCTTTGACTGGTAAGCCAACCAAGGATCTTCGCAATGCCTATCTCAAGGCTTACGATGATTTGAACCAAGAAATCCTCATTGGCCAGCAATTAGATTTTAATACATTCCTTACACGTGAACAGGGTGCTGCTGGTGCTGGAGCAGGCCCACGTAAACCTTATACACAAGACCAAGAAATCAATGATATGTCTGCAAAGACTTTGATTGATGGAATCGTTAAGAGCTTAACTGGTCGCCCAAAGGCAAGCCCAGATGAGGTTGCTAAATATACAGCAATGATTCGTGCTCAGCAGAAGAAAAATCCACTGGTCACTTCATACACAACTAGCGGTGGTCAGACTACTGGCTCAAAAACAACTGGCGGATTTGGTGCTCAAGAAGCGCAGCAATTTTTAATTGATAAAATTTCACAAGGTGATGAAGCTAAGGCAACTCGTGCTTTAGATGCATACTCAACCGTAGTAGATATGTTCGGAGGACTTCGCTAATGGCAGTTAAGTTACCTCCTGATACTTGGATTAGCCAAGTAATTACATTTAAGGGTACACGTGATAACGTTTACTCAAAGATTGATGGATCTCTTGTAGGTTATATTAAAGATGGAAAGTTCATCCAGACAATTGATACACTTCCAAAGCTAGACCCAAAGAAAAAGCCTGTTCAAGATAAGAAGTTTGCTGCAAGTATCAAAAAGATTTCAGCACTTAATGCTATTCCTTCTATGGAACAAGATGCTGCTTATTACAAAGAACAAGCAGAAAACGTCAATAACACTCCAGAAGAACGTGCTACCGCTAAAGCACAATATGAAGCTCTTAATCTTCAGGTTGAAGCAAAGCGTAAGGAAGCGGGTCAAGCTGCAGGGGTTGTAGAAGAAGAGCAGGGTAAGACAGACGCAACTTCTGCTAGAGGTCGCCTTCCAGAGATTCAATCTGAGTTTGCTAGACTTAAAGAACAATATGATATTTTGTTGGACCCATTTGATCCAGATGGCAAAGGTCCAGGAATCAAGAAGAAATTAGATGTATTGGCACAAGAGTATTCACAGACCTATCCAAAGGCTACTGGAACTCCGCTAATTTCAAAGACTGCTGCATTTGCTCGTCTTGCTGGTAATAAAGTATTACAAACCCCTACTGCTCAAACAGCAACTACAACAGCAGGAGGACCTACTGGTACTCCAGTACAAACACCTGTAGTCACTGCTACACCTGCGCCTGTTCAAACACCTGCTCCTATCAAAGATACTTTAACTAAAACACCTTTACCAAGTTCGGGTGGCAAAACAAAGCCAGCACCTGGATTACCTGCTGAAGCCCCTACGGTAAGTCCTGGTGGCGGATTCACAGATTCACAGAATGCGGCACGATTAGCAAAAGAAGCAACTGGTGGTTCTGTCGTAAAGGGTTATGACGCGATTCTTGCTAAGGCTCAAACAGACTATAACCTTCCAGATATTATCTTTAGCAATGTAGATTCTTTAGGCAAGCTTCTTAAAGAATATGTTGATGGCAAGATTGATATTGACCTATTCAAGCAAAAGGTTGAAAACGATCCTTGGTATCGCCAGAACTCTAAAGAAATCAAAGCTCGTTACCTACAAAAGTTTAACTATCAGGACTTAGTTAAATCTGGTAATGCCAAGGGAACTACTGATTATGAGCAGAAGATTGCTCAGATTACTAACGACCTTATTAAGCAAGCACGTACTCTTGGTTCTGCCCTTGATGAGGGTCAGGCAAAGTTAATTGCTGAAGACTTATATATCCATAATCAAGATGCAGATGAGTCTGTTAAAACTCGTCGTCTTGTCAGTGGTATTCGTCCTATGGCTGGAATGATTGCTGGAAAGATTACAGAAGACTATAGTGGTCTTGCGCTTCAAAACTATCAAGGACTCCAAAAACTTGCTAAGCGTAATGGATTTAGGATTGAAGATATACTTCCACGTAATGCAGATGGAACACCATCTACCGCTCAAGATACGCTACAGCGTTTAACATTAGGCGAATTAGACCCAACTCGTTTAGGGCAAGATGTTCGCAAGCTTGCAGCTATTGGTCAGCCACAATTTGTACGCGATTTATTGGGTCAAGGTATTGACCTTGATGAAATCTATTCTCCGTACCGTAAGACTATGGCTAATATCCTAGAACTAGATGAAGGCCAAATTGACCTTAATGACCCAACGCTTCGTATGGGTATCAGTGATAAGGGTGATGTTAATCTATATGATTATTCAAAGGCGTTGCGTCAAGATTCTCGATGGCAATACACAGGTAATGCTCGTAAGGAAGTATCAGACAGTGCGCTTACAGTTCTTCGTAACTTCGGATTCCAGGGGTAAATAAATGGCTAGAGAAGATATGCTAATTGACGAAGGTGCCACATTTGGTCGTCGCCGTAGAAGCACTCCAACTACTCCTGCAACTGCAGCAGAAGTGCAAGCTGCTTTAGATGCAGCAGCAACTGAACTTGATGTAAACGCGGCTGACGCTCAATTTCCAACAACAGAATTATTCTCTCCTGTTGGTGGAGGCCAACCAGTAGCAGGTGCTAGTATTGCAGATGCTGATATGTTTATGAGGGAAGGTTATACCCCTGGAACATTACCACCAGAATACCGAACTCTATTTGGCAATGATCCAGATGTTATCGGTTACAAAGTTACAACCAATCCAGACGGAAGTCAAAGCGTAACCGTTGCCAAAGCACAAGGTGATGCTGATGGTGGTCTTCAATTTCAAACATACGGTGCAAAAATTAAAACAGATGCATCTGGAAAAGTAACACCATTTACTGCAACTCCAATTGCTGGAGTAAACGGTATCGCTGGTTCAGGGACTGGTCTAAAGACTGCAGAGCAAATTGCGGCAGATGCAAAAGCGGCACAAGATAAAGCTGGTCGTCAATCTGCTTACGATTTACTTTATGCAGAGTTTGACCGTTATGGTCTTGGTTCTTTAGTAACTCCATTAAAAGACCTCATCACATCAGGTGTGTCACCTTCAGAATTTACTATTCGCCTACGTGAGACAGATGCCTATAAGAAGCGTTTTGCTGCTAATGAGGCTCGCATCAAGAATGGCCTTCGTGCTCTATCTGAGTTTGAATACATTACTAAAGAAGATGCTTACCAAGAGGTAATGCGTCGCAGAGGGTTACCTCCAGAGTATTATGCTAAAGGTGATATGGGAATCCAAAAAGGATTTGAGTCACTTATCAGTGGTGATGTGTCCTCTACAGAGTTAGAAGACCGTATCGTTACAGCGCAAGATCGCGTACTTAATGCCAATCCAGAGATTGCTAAGACGCTCAAAGAATTTTATCCAGGTATCTCTAATGGGGATATCTTGGCTTATGCACTTGACCCAGTTAATGCTATCAATTCAATCAAGCGCAAGATTACTGCTGCTGAAATTGGCGTTGCTGCAAAGCAAGAAGGATTAACAAGTGGCCTAAGTCGTGCTGAAGAGTTGGCAACGTTGGGTATTACAGGGGCCACTGCAGCACAGGGATACCAAGCAATTGGTGGCGGACTGCAGCGTGGTTCACAACTTGCTTCTATATACGGAGAAGATCCATATACACAGACATCAGCAGAACAAGAAATCTTTAAGTTGCAAGGTGCTCAAGAAGCACGTAAGCAACGACAGAAGATTACTGGACTTGAAAAGGCCACCTTTAGTGGTCAAAGCGGAATATCATCTGGCGCATTAGCACGAGATCGTGCTGGCGCTTACTAAATAAAAAGCCTGCCAACGGGACGACTGGTCCGTTGGAGCGATAACAAAACCAGTAGTAGGAGCCACACCACCCACCCCAAAGTGATTGTGAGGCCTGCGTCAAACTAACAAAGAATGGGAGAAGGACCTATGTCCAATTACGACTACGAGGAAGATGACTTCGATACCGAAGACACCAGCAATGATCTCGTAAAACAACTGCGCAAGGCTACTAAAGCAAAAGATAAGGAACTGTCCGAACTAAAGGCACAGTTTGAAAATCTTAATAAAGCGCAAAGAGAACGAGCAATTAAAGATGCCCTCGAAAGTCGTGGGGTAAATAGCAAAATTGCTTCATTTATCCCACAGGACATTGACCCAACTGAGGAGTCCGTGTCTAAATGGCTTGCAGAATATGCCGATGTTTTCGGTATTGAAGTAAGCCAAAACCAGGCAACACATAATGTAGACCCAGCTCAAGCGGCTGCGTACAAGCGTATGACTAATGCTGTCGAGTCAGGATCATCTCCTGCACACAACGACAACATTATGCAGAAACTAATGAATGCAAATAGCCGTGAAGAATTGGATGAAGTCATTAAGTTGTCTGGACTCTAATCCGATCCTAAACAAGAAAGGCTAGACCAAATGGCTATCCCAACAGGTACCCCCACTACCACGTCTAGCATCAGCAACCTCGTACAAGCAGCATACGATCAGTATGTAAGAATGGCACTACGTTCCATTCCTGTTATGCGTTCACTTGCAGATGTTAAGCCCGTGCAACAGGCTATGCCAGGATCATCAGTTGTATTCTCAATCTATTCAGATTTGGCTCAGGCTACATCTACATTGACAGAATCTTCAGATGTTTCAAGCATCGCACTAGGTAACCCTTCACAGGTTACAGTAACACTGAACGAATACGGTTCAGCAGTTACAACAACAAAGAAGTTAAACCTAACTTCATTTAACGATGTTGATTCAGCTCTTGCTGACATCATCGCTTACAACGCAGCAGATTCTATTGACAACGTAGTAGGTCAGGTCCTGTCCGCAGGTACCAACGCAATCTACTCAAATGGTCCTTCAGGAACTGCACCAACATCATCAGCAACAGTTCTACCAGTAGACACAATGACAGTTGCGGATATCCGTAACGCTGTTGTATCACTACGCACAAACAAGGCATTGCCTCGTATGGGTGAACTCTATGCTGCATACCTACACCCACGTCAGTCAGCCGATCTTCGTGCTGAAACTGGTACAGGTGGATTCCAGGAGCTAACAAAGTACGTTGAGCGTACACCGTTTGTTGCTGGTGCAGTAGGCGTTATCGAAGGCGCATTCATCGTTGAGACACCTCGTGTTCTTAACGGTCTAAAGTTGGCTTCAGGTATTGCTACAAGCACTACTATCACTAACAGTGCTTTGACATCAAACGTTGCAACAATTACTACAGCAGTTGCTCACGGTCTTGGCGTAGGCCAGGTCGTAACAGTTGCTTGCGTAACTGCAACATCACTTAACGGTACATTTACAATCGCATCTGTACCTACAACAACAACATTTACCTACTCTCTGACAACAACTAACGTTACTTCAGCAGCAGATACAGGTACTGTTACATTCACCAACAACTACCGCGCAATCGTCGCAGGTCGTGAAGCATTGGCTGAAGCACAGGCTGCAGACATCTCAACCGTTATCGGTCCAGAGATTGACGCACTACGTCGTTTCCGCACAATCGGTTGGTACTACTTCGGAGGCTTTGCACGCCTTCGTGAAGCAGCGCTCTATCGCATTGAGTCAGCCGCAACAAACGGATAATTCCGCTAGTGCAACGGCAGGGGTGGGGTCAAACCCACCTCTGTCACTTATGAAAGGTTGGATATGGCATATACACTAATGACACCGTACGTGTGGCAAACCTATGGCGCAGGTGGCAGTGAGTTCACTCCATACTCACGCCTTGCAGGTCGTCGCCTTAATGGTGGAACTAGCAGTGGATCTATTGCTCCTAGCCTGACAGATATCCCACGAGGACAGACTTTAATTGTCAATGGAACTACAGTTACTTTAACTTTGACTCCAAGCCAAGATGATTTAGCAGCAGCTAGTTATTACTTTCTTGGTGGACACGAGTACGAGATTAGCGACTACCAGGCAGGTGTTCTTACTGCTGCAGGATACGGAAGTTGGTTAACTCCAGTATGAGTTTACATAGACGCACCACGCATCTTGAGTATGTAGAAGATTGCTTTGGTTGCAAAGTAGGAGAACTAGAGTTGAGCGTAGGCGTGGCAAACCACAGAGAACTACCTACTGCTAAGCAACACGATAGGGAATTACAGTCTTATTATGATGCAACACGGCAAGGTATAGAACCGCGTTCAACAAAGAGTAAAGATATAGATGCAGCAGTTAAACTTTCCAACGAGGCTGGTAAGGCTTTTGACGGAATCTCAATGACCTTCAAGGAGTAGAAATGAAAGAAGTTTACAAGAGCAAGGCAGCCAAGATGAAGCACGAGAAGAAAGAAACTCCTGCTAAGAAGAAGGCTGAAGCAAAGACAGGTATGCACAAGATGCCTAATGGCAAAATGATGAAGAACTCTAAGATGAAGAAAGGTAGTTAATAATGAACACATCAGATAACTCAATGATAAACGATATGGGTATGGAAGAAGCTATCCAACCTTATCCATCAGCAGATAAGCAGTATCCAAACAATACTAAGTACTCATCTTATGATTCAATCCAGACAGGCGCTATGGGAAAGGCAGTTAAGTAATGGCAATGACAAAGAAGAAGCCAATGGCAGCAAAGTGCAAGAAGTGTGGCAAGTCAAAGAAAGCGTGTAAGTGCTAATGAAGAAGTCAGCAGCGCATCCAGGATTTAGGGCAGTCCAAAAGAAGATTGCAGCAAAGCAAGGCGTTGGTATGGAACGTGCTGGCGCTATCCTTGCAGCAGGTGCTCGTAAAGCTGGAGCAAAGGCAGTCAAGGCTAACCCAAATCTCAAGAAGGTTTCTGGTATGAAAAAGATGGGCAAGAAGAAGTAATGAAAAAGGCCAAGCCAAAAACTAAAGTTGAGAAGGTAATGCACGAGTTTAAGACTGGAACTTTGCACTCAGGTAAAAAAGGTCCAGTAGTTAAGAACCGTAAGCAAGCAATTGCTATTGCACTATCAGAAGCAAAAATGACTAAGAAGAAAATGGGTAAGAAGAAGTAAATGGCAAAGACTCCAGCGTGGCAGAGAGCAGAAGGTAAGAACCCCAAGGGTGGCCTGAATGCAAAAGGTCGTGCCTCTGCCAAAGCTGCGGGTATGAATCTCAAGCCTCCAGTTAAAAAGGCTGAGGCTGCTAAGTCTCCAAAGGCAGCAGGACGGCGCAAGTCTTTCTGTGGTCGTATGTGTGGGATGAAAGCAAAGAACACTTCTAGTAAGACAGCCAGAGATCCGAACTCAAGAATAAACAAGTCACTTCGTGCTTGGGATTGTAGTTGCAAATGAAAAAGAAAGTAGCATTCTGGGATAAAAAGAATCCTAATAAGAAATCAACACCTCTAACGCCAGCGCAGAAAACTGCAGCAAAGGCAAGAGCAAAAGCAGCAGGACGACCATATCCAAATCTAGTAGATAACGCTGCAGCAAAGAAAACCAAGAAGAAGTAAAGGAGACATAGGTGGCACTAGGAGTATACGGCACAACGTTATTAGATGAACTTAATCGTTTGGCTAATGGTGGCACCTATCGAGTACCAGGTGCAATGGTTGGTGAGGCGTTAGCTGCTCGTCAATGGGCAGTACAGCGTTCAGTAAGTACGAATCTAACAGACACAGTGGGGGTTCTCAATGCGATTGCGGGTAGGACTGGTAACAGTCGTCTTGACTATAGTGGCGTATGTAATGCTCTCGCTAGTACTACTCAACTACCTGCAGCGCAAGCTCTCAGGGCAATCTCAACGTGAGTGCTAAATACAATTTGGTCTGTGACCAAGCAACTACATTTAATTTTCAGTTCCAGGTTCTCAATGACCAGACTCCTTTGAACCTTACTGGCTATACAGGAACTATGACAGTGCGCCCATTTGTTGGTGCATCTACTACAACTGTAGTGGCATCTACTGCCAATGGTCTGATGGTTTTTGATTCAGCTAATGGAAGAGTTACTGTAACAATAAGTGCTACCACCACTGGTGCAATTGCAGCAGGACGTTATTCATACGACCTAGTACTTACATCTGGTGCAACAGTTACTCGATACCTTGAAGGTAAGTTTATTGTGACAGGAGCGGTAACACAGTGACCACAATAATTGTTATTGAAAACATTACACCGCAAGTTGCGGTAGAATTTTCACAAGATCAAGGACCACAAGGTGGTCAAGGATTAACTGGCTCAACTGGCCCAACAGGACCTACTGGTGCTACGGGTGCAACAGGAGCCACAGGACCTACAGGATTAACTGGCCCAACTGGGCCAACAGGCACGACGGGAGCAACAGGTGCTACAGGAAGTACTGGACCGACTGGCCCGACGGGTGCCACTGGTCCTGCTGGAGCCACGGGTAACACAGGACCTACAGGCGTTACGGGCGCAACGGGAGTCACAGGTGCAACAGGACCTGCTGGCGCTACAGGAGTCACGGGAGCTACTGGACCTACGGGACCAGTTGGCGCAACTGGAACAACAGGAGTCACAGGTGCGACAGGACCTGCGGGAGCGACTGGCCCACAAGGTGCCACAGGCGTAACAGGTGTTACAGGTAACGTTGGACCAACAGGTGTAATAGGTGCTACAGGGCCAGCAGGTGCGACAGGTCCTACAGGACCAGTCGGTGCAACTGGTGCTACTGGACCAACTGGTGCTACAGGTGCCGATGGTGGATCAGCCAACTATTACGATTACAGAACAAAGACAAGTGCCACATCTGGTAATCCTGGAACTGGCAATTTGTTATGGAACAACGCTACACAGATTTCTGCTACACAAATTAACATCAATCATATCAACGATGATGGTGTAGATATTGATATCTTCTTGGCTTTGATTAAGACTAGTGATGTTATCTTTGTACAAGACAAGAACAACTCTGGCAATTATCAAAAGTGGACAGTATCTGCCACGCCAACAATGCAAGTTGACTACATTGAGATTCCAGTAACCCTATCTACATCTGCAGGAACTGGTACAACAAATTTTTCTAATAACCATCCAGTTATTGTGGCTATTATATCAACTGGTATCGTAGGACCTACAGGTGCCACAGGACCCATTGGTGCCACAGGTGCCACAGGACCACAAGGAGTTACAGGCAATGCAGGCGCTACGGGCGCTACAGGCCCTACAGGGCCTATTGGAGCCACTGGACCAACAGGTCCAACAGGACCCGCAGGAGTCACAGGTTCTACTGGTACTACTGGTGTAACAGGATCTACAGGTCCAACTGGCGCATCTGGTTCAAACGCTACAGCGTTGCCTGATATCTTAATGCTAGGCGGGATGTAGGATTCTCCTATGAGATTCCACGTTATTAGCCTGCCCCATACACAGACAACTAAAGATTACGTCAACTGCGCCTATACCGAAAAGGTTAGACGCTTTTGTATGATGATGAAAAGCCTTGGTCATACGGTCTATCTCTATGCAAGCGAGGATAACGAAGCACCAGTAGATGAGTTAATCACCTGTATTACTAAAGAGCAACAAGTAGATGCTCTAGCAGGTAAACACTTTACAGAGGCTGAGTTTAATAACGAACTACCACACTGGCAAATCTTTAATGGCAAGGCTATTGAAGAATTAGGCAAGCGCCTAGAGAAGAAAGATTTTATCTGTCTTATCGGTGGAGCATCACAAGAACCTATTGCTAAGGCTTATCCAAATCACATCAGCGTAGAGTTTGGTGTGGGCTACGGTGGAGTATTTAGTAAGTTCAAAGTCTTTGAATCTTACGCTTGGATGCACAGCATCTATGCAATGTTTAAGAACCCCACGCTAGTAGATGGTAACTTCTATGATGCGGTAATCCCAGGATACTTAGAACCTGAGATGTTTCCATTGCAAGAAAAGAAAGAAGATTACTACCTATACGTTGGACGTATGGTAGATCGTAAAGGTATTGGAATTGCTCAGCACGTCTGTCAAGAGATGGGCTTGAAGCTGATTATGGCAGGACCTGGTAAAGACCCAAAGATTGAGTATGGCGAATGGGTAGGACCAGTTGGGCCAGAAGAGCGAGCAAAGTTAATGGGTGGGGCAATTGCCCTATTTGCACCAACGCTATACATAGAACCTTTCGGTAACGTTGTTATCGAAGCACAAGCCTGTGGGACTCCAACGATTACCACAGACTGGGGAGCATTTACAGAAACTAATCCGCAAGGTGTTACTGGATATCGTTGCAGAAATGCAATGGAGTTTGCAGTAGCTACAGAGTGGGTAAAGAGTTTAGACCCAGTAGCAATACATAAGAGAGCAGTGTCCTTGTACTCCTTGGATGCTATAGCACCACAGTACGAACAGTATTTTGCAAGACTCCTTACGTTGTGGGGAGATGGCTGGTATGAGAGGAAATAATGCCAACACTTAATGACTTAGTAGATGAGGTCAAGGCTAACCTGCAAGGCTACGCCCTGCGCCAAGATCGCATCACTTACGTTGCCAACGCTGCTGGTCTAACCACTACCAGCACAGCAATTACCGTTGGTTCTGGAGGTAACCTTGCTAAAGGCATCATCGAAATTGATGATGAACTTATGTGGATTGACAGCTTTACACCATCAAGTAACGTTCTCAACGTTATACCAGGCTTTGGCCGTGGCTATCAGGGAACAACTGCAGCACCTCACGCACAGTATGCACAAGTAACTTTGTCTCCAACCTTTCCACGCAACAACATTAAGAAGGCTATCAACGACACAATCAATAGCTTCTATCCTAAGCTCTGGATTGCACAACCTTACACATTTACCTTTAACGCATCTCAAACTACATATCCATTGCCTGATGATGCCGAAGATATCTTGTTTATCTCTTGGCAAACAACAGGTTCTAGCCAGGAATGGTTACCAGTTAATCGCTGGCGTTTAGATAGTATGGCAAACTCTGCCACCTTTAACTCACAGAATACAATTAACATCTATGAGAACGTACAACCTGGTCGTACAATTCAAGTTTGGTATACCTCCACGCCGAACACTCTTGACGCAAACACAGATGATTTTGCTGACGTATCTGGTCTACCTGATTCTTGTAAAGATGTTGTTGTCCTTGGAGCATCATACAAGTTACTCTCTTACATTGACGCTGGACGAATCAATCTCTCTAGTGCTGAGGCCGATCTAAATGATTCTAAGATTCCATCATCTGCTGGAGTTGCCGCATCTCGTTATATCTTTGCTTTATACCAACAGCGACTCAATGAAGAAGCGTTAAAGTTGGCAGACAAGTATCCAATCCGTATTCACTACACACAATAAGGGAAGCCAATGACCAGTAAATATTCATCTACTAGCGTTGAGACAACACTGCAAAATGCTATAACAAGTTCGGGTGCAACATCTATGGTTGTATCTACTGGTACTGGCACATCCTTAATGGGTGGTGTAACACTTGCCTCTGGCAACGTAGATGTCTTTACCGTTGCTATTGATGTTGACACAATCAACGAAGAAATTGTTTTTATTACCAACCAGGCATCAGATACAATGACTATTGTTCGTGGTCGCGCTGGTTCATCTGCAGTAACACATAGCGCAGGTGCAACTGTCAAGCACGTACTTTCATCATATGATCTAACAAACTTTCAAGGCGCAGTAACACCAATCGCCAGCTTAGGCTTTGGTGGTTCTACCTCTGGTACTACCACAGTGCAGGCAACCGCAGTTGCTGGAACTAATACCTTGACCTTACCAGCTACAACAAGTGATACTTTGGTAGGTAAGGCAACAACAGATACTTTAACAAATAAAACCTTGACTACCCCTACCATTAACAGCGCAAAGATAAATCTTGCCTTTAATGCACAGACTGGCACAACTTATACTTTAGTCGCCTCTGACTCAAGCAAGTTGGTCACAGCATCAAATGCTGCTGCAATAGTAATAACCATTCCACCAGCAATCTTTACAGCAGGTGAGCAGATAAATGTGCAACAAGTTGGTGCTGGACAAGTTACCTTTGCAGCAGGTGTTGGTGTGACTGTTACATCAACTGGTGCTACATCGGCTGCTCCATTATTACGAGCACAAAACTCTGCTTGCACAATTATTTGCACAGCAAGTAATACCTTCACAGTGATTGGGGATCTATCCTAATGGCAACCTATAAAGTCTTAGCGCAATCTGCGCCAACGGCTGCAACTGCTACAACGCTCTATACAGCAGCTAATGCTGTCATTGTATCTAGCCTAAACGTGTCTAACACAGGAGGAGCTGCAGATACTATCCGTATCGCAGTACGTCCAGCAGCAGCAACTCTGGCTAACCTGCACTACTTGGTCTATGGCGTACAGGTTCCTTCAGGGTCAATCTTTACCTACACAGGTGGAATTACCTTAGCCAATACAGATGTTATTACTATCTATTCAACTACAGGAACTTCATCCTTTAGTGCATTCGGAAGCGAGGCAAACTAATGTCGGTGTCAATTGTAGGTGGAACGGTTCAAGCATCTGCTGCCTTAGCCCTTAATGCTCAGACTGGTACTACATATACTTTCGTCTTAACAGATGCTGATAACAAACTAGTCACAGCGTCGAATGCATCTGCTCAGACTTACTCAATCCCAACTAATGCAAACGTGGCCTATGCGATAGGATCACAAATTAACATCATAGCAATTGGCGCAGGACAGGTAACAATCAACGCAGTAACAAGCGGTACAACAACTGTTCTATCCAACGGCGGTACTGCTGCATCACCTAAACTACGAGTGCAGTATTCATCTGCAACGTGTATCAAGGTAGCAACAGATACCTGGTATGTGATTGGAGACATCTCCTAATGCCAGTACTTGGAATTATTGCCTCACAAATGTCAGGCCATCTCTTTGCACCTAGCGGTGCCTATGACTCTATTGCTACGGTAAGTGGCACTGGTTCAAGTAGCACCATTACTTTTAGCAGCATCCCTGCTACCTACACACATTTAGAAATTAGATATATTGCTAGGACGACTGGTACTTATACCTATGAAGATAGCAAATTTCGATTTAATTCTCAAACAAGTGGTTATGCTTTTCACGTCCTTAGTGGTGACGGAGCAACGGCTAGTTCAGGAGCATCCACATCTACTGCTTATATAGGAGTAGGTCTTGTAACAGGTGCAAGCGCGGCGGCATCAATTTATGGCACAGGTGTTGTATCTATTTTAGATTACACAAACACTAATAAAAATAAGACTTATCGCATTTTGACTGGAGAAGATAGAAACGGCGCAGGGCATATTCAATTAGGTTCAGGTCTTTATTCTGCCAATACTAATGCAATCTCATCAATTACTATTGACACCATAAGCGGTAACTGGACTACAGATAGCAAGTTTGCCCTATACGGAATTAAGGGAGCATAACAATGGCCGCAGGAAATACTTATGTAGCAATTGCAACAAACACTTTAGGTTCTACCGCATCATCTGTTACTTTCTCATCAATCCCTGCTACCTATACTGATTTAGTTGCTGTTGTAAATGCTTCGGTAACTGCTGGTGGTGTTAATTTATGTCTTAATATAAATGGTGATACAACTGCCACTTATAGTGAAACATATGTTACAGGTAATGGCAGCGCTGCCGAATCGGCTAGATTAAATGCAACAGAAACAACATTTAAGATTCCATACTATGGTTATATGACTACATCACCAGGTGTTTATACAATCAATATTATGAATTATGCTAATACAACAACATATAAAACTATTTTAGCAAGAGCAAATAATGCTGCTAATGGTTTGTCTGCAATGGCTGGTTTATGGAGAGCAACACCTGCTGCTATAAATCAATTGGTATTTACAACGGCATCATCTACTTTTACTGCTGGCTCAACTTTTACACTCTATGGAATCGCGGCTGCATAATGACTATAACAATTAAGGTAGGTAAATAAATGCCAGCAAATTATGTTCTCTTAGAAAAGATCACAGTTGGCGCAGCAGGCGCATCCAGCGTTACCTTCTCAGGAATCCCACAGACTGGGTACACTGATTTGGTACTCAAAACTTCTACAAGAAACACTAACGCGGTTAATCTTGTCAATTACCGCTTGAATTTTAATGGCAGCAGTGCAATTACTTTTAGCGAACAATTACTTTATGGAGATGGAAGTAATGCAGGCTGGGCAATGCCAACAGGAACTGGTGGAACTACTTATGGTTTTTCAACTGGTGCTTCAGCAACTTCCAACACATTTGCTAACAATGAATACTATATTCCAAATTATACTTCAAGCAATAACAAGTCTGTTTCTATTGATATGGCACACGAAAACAATGCTACTACCGCTTATGTAGGTATAGATGCTGTTTTATGGGCTAGCAGTGCTGCCATCACATCTATTACGTTAACACCAACAACGACAAGCATTGGTGAGTACTCAACCTTCTACCTATACGGCGTAGCAGCACTAGGCACTACCCCTGCCATATCTCCATACGCAACAGGTGGCGATACCATTATGACGGACGGTACTTACTGGTACCACACCTTCGTTTCATCAGGAACATTTACTCCTGCCAAGGCGCTATCTTGTGACTACCTTGTAGTCGCAGGTGGTGGTGGCGGTGGTTATTATTATTATACAGGTGGTGGTGGTGCAGGTGGCCTTCGTTCAACTGTTACAGCAACTGGTGGTGGCGGGTCATTAGAATCTAAATTATCACTTGCAAGCGGTACTGGTTATACGGTAACAGTTGGGGCAGGCGGTGCAGGAGCAACTGTTATTGACGCAGCAGGTTCTACTGGTAGTAATTCAGTTTTTAGTTCAATAACATCTAACGGCGGTGGCGGTGGTGGTTCAGGTAGTACTTCTGCTGGGTTTGGTCTTACTGGTGGCTCAGGCGGTGGTAACTCTGGATATAAAACATCTTCTCCAGCAAGTGGCACAGCGAATCAAGGTTACGCAGGTGGCTTAGGTGGAAGTTATGGCGCAGGTGGCGGCGGTGGTGCTGGTGCTGTTGGAAATAATGGAGTTAGTGGTGGTTCTGGTAATTTTGGCGGTTCTGGCGGAGCAGGTGTAGCCGTTTCAATTACAGGTTCATCTGTTACTTACGCAGGCGGTGGTGGTGGTGGTAGCGGAGATACAGGAACAAGTAACGGTGGTGCAGGTGGCGCAGGCGGCGGCGGAGCAGGTGGTTCACGTTCAGCAACTTACGGAACTGCTGGAACTGCAAATACAGGCGGCGGTGGCGGTGGTGGTGCTGAAAAGCAACCTGGTGGCACTGGTGGTAATGGCGGTTCAGGTATCGTGATAGTGAGGTATGCAGTATGAGTCATTGGGCAAAGATAGATAACAACATTGTGGTTGAGGTTCTAGTAGGACCTAATTACGGAGATGAAGGCGAAGCGTTCTTCAACGCACTTGGCGGTACTTGGGTTAAGACAAGCTACAACCATAATATCCGCAAGAACTACGCTGGTATCGGTTATTCATACTGGCCTGACTTGGATGCTTTTGTTGCACCAAAATGCCACGATGAAGCTGTACTAGATGAAGGAGTATGTCAATGGGTCTGTTCAAACGAAGCACATCAAATCAAGGAGATCAACTAATGTCAGAGACACTAACTAAAATCATCGTTAACTGTGAGACTGGCGTAGTAGCCGAGGTCCCACTAACAGGTGAAGAGATTGCACAGCGTGAGGCTGATGCTGCAGCAGCAGCAACTGCCAAGGCAGAAGAAGATGCTAAGGCTGCAGCAGATGCAGAAGCAAAGGCAGCACTACTAACAAAGTTAGGCATTACTGCAGACGAAGCAAAACTTCTACTAGCGTAAGGAAACCCCAATGCCTTATGGCGATGACATAACGGAGGGTATCCCCTACGTACTTTCCAACCCTGCAAACTCAACTACTTATGCAGCTACAGGTGAGGCTTACGATATAGCCGTTGCAGGCTTACCGTTCTTTTTACTTAACTCTGATGATGCACCTTATCGTCGTGTCACAGCCCAGTATCGCAAGCAACAGATTGACCAGACACGTGAGGCTGGCGAACAAACTCTAACTGGTTGGTGGCTACGCAGCCAATCATCCTTTCACCTTGGCGCTGGTATTAAGTTCTTTGAGCCACAACAAGAAGAGTCGCTACGCTTTCAGTACACAGAGTCTAAAGGTTTAGATGTCTGGACCAGAGGACAGGCAAGCCTGCTCTATGATACAGCCAGCTTCTATACAGGTGTAACAGGACCTGCTCAACTTATAGGTGTCAATGATGGTACCAATGACTGTATTGTTTTTTCAGATGGCACTACAATAAATAAGAAAACATCTGCTGGTGCATTAACCACTTATACACAGGCTGGCACAGCATCTACTATCTATAGCGTTGCCACTAATGGCAAGCAGTATTTCTTTATCAACGGAACTCACGTTCACCGAGGTAACCTAGCTGGTACTACTAGCGATACTGAAATCTATAACGCTTCTAGCACTACTCGTGGAACTATTCGCTATGTAAAGCAACGCCTTATTGCTGCTATCAATAACAAAATCTATGAACTAGATGCCAATAACGCATCTGGTGCGCTACCTGCTGCTTTATATACACATCCTAATACTTCTTGGGTATGGTCATCTATTGCCGAAGGACCACAGGCTATCTATATCTCTGGCTATGATCCCAATGGAACCTCATCTTCGGTTTTTAAGATTACTTTAGATACAGCCATTCCTAATACTTTAGGATTTCCAACTCTTAATACACCTACGGTTGTTATTGATATGCCACAAGGTGAGCGCATCAATGACTTTGATGTGTACCTTGGTACATATGCAGTTCTTGCTACCAGTCTAGGATTTAGAGTAGGCGTCTCTGATGCAAATGGAGATATCCAATATGGACCACTGCTCTTTAGAGATGCAGCTTGCTACTCTATTGCTTTTAGAGATAGCTATGCCTACATTGCAACCCTTGTAGATGGTGCAGCAGGGCTAGTTCGTGTAGATCTATCTACTAATGTCCTAGCCAACTCACTATATTTTCCTTGGGCTTGGGACCTTATAGCAACTGGTACTACTACCACTGCATCTCAAGTTGCCTTCTTTGGTAACTCAGATAGAGCTGCCTTTACAAATGGCAATAACACTTGGGCTGAATCAACTACCAGCCTAGTAGCAACTGGCTACCTGCGTACTGGTTACATACGTTACAACACACTAGAAACAAAAATCTTTAAGTTACTACAGGCCCGTGTAGATACCACCAATGGTGGCGTCTTGATTCAATCTGTTGATTCACTTGACAACTTCTACACTATCGGTAACTTCTCACAAGAATCTGCAGTGCCTCAAATCAACATTAACTATCCACAAACTGCCCAAGAATATCTTGGATTCCAATTTACCTTATCTCGCTCAACAACTGATGTGAGCAAGGGACCACTCTTTACTGGTTACCAGGTGCGCTCATTGCCTGCAACACCACGCCAAAGACTTATCCAGTATCCACTTTCTTGTTTTGACCACGAGACAGACCACTTTGGAGTTGAGGTTGGATACGAAGGAGCTGCATACGCACGTATGTCACAGCTTGAATCTATTGAAAACGTAGGAGATACAATTCAAATTCAAGACTTTAGAACTGGTGAGTCATACCTTGGCATTATTGAAGAAATGGATTTCAGAAATAACACACCATCAGATAAGCGCTTCTCTGGCTACGGCGGAGTGCTCTTAGTAACGATTCGGACGGTCTAATGCAAGCACAAGACTACGCAACCATAGCTGTTGCAGTAATGACAATAGTAGGTGGCTTTGCTGGCGCTGTGCGCTGGATGGTCAAGCACTACCTATCAGAGCTTCATAAAAATGGTGGCACATCCTTGCGTGATGCTATTGATAGACTTGAAACTAGAGTTGATGATTTGTACAAGCTAGTAGCGGAAAAGTAAATGGGTCAGCGCAATCAATTTCTAATGGCTGCTCGTGCTGAGATTGGCACAGTAGAAGGTCCAAAGGATAATGAAACAAAGTATGGAGCATTTACTAAGGCAAACTTTAAGCCTTGGTGTGGTTCATTTGTTATGTGGTGCGCCAACGAAGTTGGCTTAAAGATTCCTAACGTAGTCTCTACTACTGACGGAGCACAGAAGTTTCAAGGAACT